TTGGTGCTGCCTAGTAGAATCGAACTACTTTCCGAGGATCTTCAATCCCCTGCTATGACCACATCAGCTAAAGCAGCAAGTATTCTTTGGGGTGACTACTGGGAATTGAACCCAGATAAGCGGAATCACAATCCACGACTTTACCATTAAGTTATAGTCACACCAAAGAACACTGGTAGGGGTGTTCGGGAACGATCCGAATTTTACTGGTTAAAAGCCAGTTACTTCACCTTAAAGTTTCACCCCCAAAATTTACCAAACAAAAACACACTGCTTCTGTCTCTTTGGACTTCTGATGGACTAGATCACAGTCTAGGACAATGTGTTTATGTTTGGCAGGGGATACAAGAATCGAACTTGTACTACTTGAGTCAAAGTCAAGTGTGCTACCACTACACCAACCCCCAACAGAATCCCGAATTGTAAAAGAACAATATTACTAGCACGATGGCTATAAAACAAAAAACCCTCTGGACTTTCATCTCAGAGGGTTTTGGGAAGTAGACTGTTTGTTGTCTAATCTAGTTTCCAAAACCCTCACTATCAATCTCAAACGCATTATATCCAACTGATGTGCGTGAGCATGTCCAGCCACTTAATAGCGGGAGATGTTTCTGCATCGATTTGGATATGTTTCTTAAGTTCATGATTGAATTATACTACACCTTTGATTATTTGTCAAGCACTATCTGAAATAACCTTACATCTTTGTAGGGTTTCTTTCAGACAGTAATCTATTTAGTCACTATTTTAGTTCACTATTGAATTAAAGTCAACTTTTTCAACATTTATTTTACATTTTTGCAAAAAAGATACACCATGCTCGTCTCTGTAAGAGTGACGATAGTAAACTTTATCTATTCCTGCACCATGAATTAACTTAGCGCAATGAATGCAAGGAGCATGAGTGCAGAATAAACTGGAGCCATTGCCTGATTCACCATCACGAGCCAATTTGATAATTGCGTTTGCTTCAGCATGTATAACCTCATCTTTTGTTACTGTTGTAATTGTGTCATCTGAATGTTGCACGATGTTCTCACACTCGTTTGTCCAACCAGATGGCATTCCATTATATCCGATCGAGATGATACGATTGTCTTTTACGACAACCGCACCGACCTGCAATCTCTTTGCACTGGACAACTGGGCGAATCTCTCCGCAGTGTCCATGAATGCATCAATCCACTTTTGTTTCATCGTACTACTGCTTGTCCTACGACTGCTCCAGGTTTCTGTAGTGCTTCGTCACGCTTGCGTTTATATTCTTCGTTGTCCACTTGCATCAACTGCATTGTATTTGGTGCAACTGCAGATACCTTTGGTTCATCTTCCAACTCTTTGAATTTGTCTTCACGATTCTTGTTAGCATTAGCTGGCTGAGTCAATCGTTTAGCATCTTCTGTTGCAATCTTAAACTGCACATATGCACGATACACATCACCCTCTTTGAACACAGCGATGTTCTCTCGTTTGAACATGCCAAGTGCTTGCTTCACACGAACCTTTGATACACGATCGATCTCTCGTTCAACAGCAGAACCAGATCCAGCAGTTTCAATTGTGGACTCACGAGTAACAGAATCAACATCGGTCTTTAGTCGTGCTGCAAGTTGAATCTTGGCATTGAGTGTTGCCTTGTCAATTGCAAACTGCATATCTTTCGATACATCAGTCGCAGTGACCACGATAAACTTCGTGTCATCTGGATCTTTTGCAAGATACCATTGAGGAATGTTATCGAGTTTGTTGGCTGGAATCTCAACTGTTTTGTTGGGGTCTGCCTTAAAGGTTGAACATCCTGATAAGGCTATCACAGATGCCATTGTACAAATCATAATATATTTCATTTCAAATTCTCCGTTTAATCACAAAATTGTGGTACACTACTCGCCTAGCATTGATAGGCAATGACGAAATCTGTCGATAAATCTCATCTCTCGTCATACTGCTTCTAAAAGTAATCTTAACTTTGGAAAATATTGCCATCAGTGTATCTTTGCTTTGTGGATCATTAGACATAATGTCTGCGTTCCACCAGATACCATTTGGTAATACTAACTTCCCATCAATAAGATTGCTCTTAATTCCATCATAAGGATACATTTGATGCATCTTGTCTCCGTAAACACTGAACAAGTATACATACAATGGCTCTTTAGTAATAACATCAAACTTGTATCGTTCTCCATTGACTGCAATGTTACTGGCATTCTCAATGTCTCCTGCCAGTTGTCTGCTTGGTTCAATCTCAACCTTAACTTCAACAACACATGTATCTACAAATTTACTTTTCTTCGGTTTAATCTTTTCTGTTATAACTCTCTTCAGAGTACCAGCAGATTCAACCTCAGTCTTCTTAATATATTCGCAGTCAACACCTTCTGCATTTCTTTCTCTGCAAATCTGTTGCTTCTTTACTTCAAACTCTTTCTCAGCGTATCGTTCGATCGCATCACTGACTGCAAATGCTTTTGCTAACTCACAGTCTGGTGCTTCGCCACTTCCAAACGAAACATCTGCGTAGGCATTGGCACAAAGCACCAACCATAATATAGCAAACTTCTTCACATTATGCCTTTGAATCCTCGATGATTTTATCTAATGCTGCAGCTGCATCCCAATGTTCTTCAATGAGACCTCGCCACTTAACCACTTCAACTTCGTCACCATCCCAACGACTCCAAGTCGTACCATCCCAATTACAATACTGTGGATGTTCGTACTGCGTAGTTGTTACTTCATAGCGACCAACTTTGTCTGGATTAGTTGCAACACCATACCAGTCTGTTCGTTCCAAGGCATTGAGTTCTTGTTCGAACTCTTCCTCTTCGTATCGTTCTAACTCTTCAATAGCATTGGTAAAGTCAAGAATGTCCTCAGGTAATTCTTCAATCGAAGCACGATCTGTCCAATCCATTTCAAAGTCTTCGTTAAAGCCATCTTCGAAACGACCTGCAAATCCCATTCCAGGTTCATGATACAATGCACGAACAGACCAACCTTCTGTCTCTAAGTGTTCATACAAAGCAATTGGAGGAGACCAAGCAGAATCAAAGTGCATGAGGATGGTGTTATCACCATCTCGTTCCCAATCCATCATGGAAACATCCCACTTACAACCCCAATTCTCACAAGACCAACCATAGTCCCACTCACCAGTAGGACTTGGTCGTAAATAGTTAAATGGTTGAGCATCTTCCTTTAAAAGTTCTTGCTCAAGACCATCAATTACTTCTTTACTATCGTGGTGCAATGTTGCACTGTTATAACACCAATTAGGCATAAGTCACTCCATTCATAATGTGTTCAGTTAATATAATTATACTACAAACAGTCTTGCATGTCAAGCGTTATTTTGTTGCAGTCTTTTCTTTCCATTGAGCAATTGCAGGAATGATACCTGCATCTGATACGAGTTTCCATGTAATCTTTGGATACAGTTTCTGCAACTTCTGATCTTTAACTGCAATAAGAATTGCAGCTTCAGTAGGATGGATACCTTCCAACAGACCAATAAACAATCCTTCTCGTTTAACTGGCTTCAAATCCTGACGGATAAACACATACATTTTCTTTGCTTCAAGAAATAGGTTTGTGTCACACATTCCAACTGGTTGATCAGCAGGTTTAAATGGTGGCTCACCTTCAGGCAATAGCATCTTGTGCGATGGCAAGAAGTTATGAGCAAACAATACCTTTAGCAGAAATTCATTTTTGTGCTTCTCAATTGTCTTTGGATCGTCATTGATCTCTTTAAGCATTTCGGTCACATATTGTTTCATTAAAAATCCTCTAGTTCGTCTAATAGTAAACGGCAACGATGCTCAATCAAATAATTCATGATAGTCATCTTATCACCACTCGGTTGTGTATTTATGTATGCTTTAATAATGTCTTCAGAAACATCAGGCGGAATATGATCGAAGTCAACGAGTACACTATTGCGTTGCCAATTGCGTCGTTCTTCATCAGTTTTACACGCAATGAATCCATTGTCAAAGAACTCTTGTAGTCGCTTGGCACTCATTGGTTTCTGTCGTTCACCTTTCATGAATACATCGTCTTTGCTTAGGATGTTTGGAACTCCGTCACCTGTATCACCCTTGACGATATGCTCAATCTTATGTTCAATTATTTCTTTCTGAGTTGCAGTAATGTATTTCTTCTGCATCGGAGACCACTGCTTCACATTGTTGAACAACTGCAACTGCTTGAAGTCTTTATCAGAGGACAGAATCAATACCTTCTGTGGCTCTTCAACCAATCCTTCTTGGACTAGGAGATTCTCTTGCATATACTTTACCAGTACTGCAATGATGTCATCGGCTTCTGCACGATCCACATGCAATACACGATAAGGAAAGTGTGTGGCAAGGTCAGTACGCATCTCTGATAGTGTATCAAAGATCAACTTCCAATCCAGATCTGATTTATCTCGATTGCTCTTACGCATACCTTTATAGAACTCAAAGTATTCCTTACGCCAGTACTTACGCCCATCGCAACAGATGACTAACTCTCCGTAATCTTTACCATACTTCTTCTTGTATGACTTGAGAGTGGACAGAGTCACATGACGAATAAGATTCTTCACCTCTGCTTCACTACCCTTCAACTCACGCTGGAAGGTTAGAATGGCTGCAAGTGCCACCTGACTATAATCAACTAATATCATAATATATCTTTCAACAATGGAAAAAGTGGGAGATGCAGTACCTACCATTACCAGTCATCTTTTCTTCTTCTGGTAGTACTACAGGGGTGACAGCATGTTCTATCTTTGATGGGAATAGAATACATCTATTGTTTTTAACAGATAGTGTGTAATCGAACTCTGTAAATACTAAATCACCACCATCAAATTTTTTTGGTTGTCTAAACAGATGCACTAAAGAAGTCATCGAGCACATATCAATATGTGTATTGTAGTTATTTTTATCCTCATAATAACTTAACAACATGTTATCTTTAGTAGACCCAGCAACATACTTAAACATCCAATGTTTTTCTTGAAGGAATGTTAATATTTCAGGCTTAAAAATCTTCCTACCCAATTTTAATATATCAGAAATATTTCGGTCACCTGAATATGTTTGATCTAGGTACAAACCAAAGTTTTTCTTTGCTAGTGTTCCATCTTTATAGAAAGCAGATCCAGTGGTTTTCTCATCTTGTAGTTTATCTGGATGTGTAAGAAAATCTAACTCTCTCCATACAGCAGACAATTCAGGAATATCATAAAAATTATCAATAATTGCATGCGGAAATGGTTCGGCAATATAATTGACTTGCATTAAAATGCTCCCAGCAAAATACATTCTTCATTGACACGACCATTCGGTACAGTTACCGTAGTGGTTAATGGTTTCATTGCACCATTCAATGGTCGCT